AAGCTGCCATCAATATTTTTGATGGGCACATTGTCCAAATAGATGCGGGTAAGGGGATCCACGCCATCCTCAAAACCTTCTACTTCCCCTTCGCAGAAAATGCCTACGACAGTCGCCTCTGAGCGGCTCCTGAGAGATTCTGGATCTTCCTCTGGACGGTTCTGTCCACCACTTTTGCCTTTACCGCCGCCGCCGCCTCCTCCAGCACCAGTAATATAAGCGGTCCATCCGCCTTCCTTGTCGCGAATGAATTCTTGCATTACACGGGCACCTGTTGAGTGCTGATTGCAGACGAAATGACCAATAGAGAAGCCGCAAGGAAACGGCCATAAAGCAATGGAATGGGCTGACCTTGGGTGGTAAGTTCCGTGGTTCGATCAAACAAGAAGCTGTCTTTACGTTGTGAGTCTGAAGGGGTGGCAACTTGCTGCTGAGGCGTGAGCAAAGAAGCAACACCAGTTAATACCAAGCCGAGGCCCAAGTTGAACAAAATGCCACTGCCCAAAGAAAAGCCTGCTGCAGTGCCAGCAGCCTTAGCTGCCGCTGCAGTGGTGAAGCCAGCAAACGCACCAGCACCAAAACTCACAAAAGACAGTGCCACTAGTGCTACGCCCAAAAGAATGCGGCCTACTGAACCACCACCAGTAACGATGGGGGCAATAATCAGGCGATTACAAGGCATGATCAGATTGTCATAATCCATGCCTTCATCATTATCATTGACCAGCCGAAAGCCCACGCCTTTCTCGTGAGCTGAAGCCATGTATTCCTTGAAGCCTTCCAATTGATTGCAAAGAGCTGACATCACATCACGAGGCGATGACGCCATGAAGCGAAACTTACGGCCAAACTTACGGCCCAATTCTCCCAACAGCTTCACTTCAATCAGTTTCATTACAACAGGCTCTTGTGACGCAACACCTTAACTGTGCATTTTCGCCAATAACCACCATAGACATTGGCTTCAGACAGTCTATCTAGCAAATGCTGATAAAAGATATTCTTGCTGGGATCGTGAATAATACCCACATGGTTTGGGAAATCAGACTGAAGCTGCATTAGCAACACATCCCCTCGTTGAGGCTTGTCAATTTCTACGAAGCCTTGTCCAACAAAGTTTTTTTCAAACATGCGCCACTCGCTGCTTCTCCATTCAAACTCACTTTCTCTTTCGTGATCATCAAGCGTAATGTCATATTCTTTTCTGAAATAATCCCTTACCAGGCCATAGCAATCATACACACCATAAATCCATGGCCTTTCCAAATAGGGCGCATTGCCGGTGGGATCCATTTCATGCCAACTATTAGTGCCAATGCAATACATCACCCATGGCAAATTGATTGTCTTGCATGATGCAATGTCATGCTTGCTAAATCTGTTGTTGAAAGCAGTGTGCGAATGAAAAATGGCCTCAATTCCCAAGCGCTCCGCTTTTGCGTAGTCTTCAGCGGAAATGCCAAAATTTTCCGATGGAGAGGAATGAATATTTGAGCAGGGAAAAAATTCGCCCTTTGCAATAATTCCGCACACCTCTTCATTGGGCTTTGAGTGTGCATAGCTTCTCAGCTCGTCTTTCAGCGATTGCCAGCTCATTGTCTTCCTCTAATTGCCCCAGGAAACCCTCCAAAAGGAAGAGATTGGTTTGAAAATCTTAGCTGACAACTTTGCACTCTTTTACCGCAAATATCAAGGCTGGGATTGGACGTGGGCGTATCATTCACTGTCGCTACTGGCCCTCCTGTGTAGCCACATTCGCTACTTCTGTATTTCCATTGACAGTAATTTTGCGTGACAATGCGACGTGGCAATGACAAGCCTTCTAGGTCTAAAACGCTTGCAAGTTGCCAGGAAATGGTAAGCGCGTTTTCTGCTGTTTTACGCTCAATGAAAAAGATGTCCAATGGGAATTCCTGAGTGGGATCCGCTTGCGGTTCTCCATCAAGATATTTGCCCAAAGTGCGACGCCTTGTTACTTTTGCTCCCACCATGTCATCAAGGCTGCTGATGACCTGCGTGAATGTTCCTAGGACATTTGCCACCGTGAGCGATGGCTGAGCAACTTGCCCGGTGGTGCTGCGTTCATAACCTGCTGCCAGGATGGGCAACGGTTCGTAAGTGCGCCCTTGCCAGACAATCTTTGCTTCGTCTGGCTTCAACTGTGTCGTGAAATAAAACTTGTCCTGAGGATCTCCTGTAATAGGCTCTAGATCAAGATCAAACAGTTCAACAATGGCATCATGCCATCCTTGTTGCACATCAGCTTCTAGGGTCATATATCCTCCTTACAGAAAAGGAAAACACATTACTGTTGGGACCAATGGTTCTCCATTGCCATTGATTTGGCTCTAGTCGATATTTGTATTTGCGGTCATCCATAAAGAACTGTGAATAGAAGAAGTCGCCATTCAACGCTGAGAGTTGAGCGTCAAGGGCGATGGCTGCTTCGTCCGAAATAGGAACAGTATCAATTTGGTAAGAACGAATGTCATTGTTAATCGCTTCGGGGCTGATTTGCTCATAACCATCGCCAAATTGTACGCGCTTTGTGCGATTACCACGTTGAACCGTAAGGCCGTATTCGCAAGCAATGGCAAAAGTGGGTTGGGTCATAATTTAGCGCCTCCCCGACAGAAGACCACCAGGACGCAGTTCATCCACGATAACTTGCTTCACTGCGCCTTCAAGACGGCGACCAAGACCGGCAGAATCGGAGCCAGTGTTAGAAGAAGAAGTTTTACCATCAGAGCTGACGTTGACCACGATGTTGCTCGTAATGGGGCTGCCCATGGCCCCGCCAAGCTCCACTGGAACGCTTTTGCCATTGGGCATAGGAATAATTGCCTCATTGTAACGACCCTCGCCTATGAGGCCCAGCGTGGGGCCAGTGACAATGCCTCCACTGGCGAACTGACGGATGCCAAAATTAGGGCCAAACGTACCAAAACCTTGGGCCATGTTGTTTTGAATAATGCCCCCACCGGAACCTATACCTATACCTGCGGGCAATGCAACGGACTGCCCAATTTTCGCCCCTTTGCCAAAGCTACCCAAACCTGGAAGCAGATTCATCAACCCTTCAAACACTTGTACTTTCAACCATTCGCTAATCATTCGTGCTGTCATATCTACGAAATAATCTCCAATGCTTTGAAAGAAATTGGCCATTACCTGCAGAACACTACTCGATCCAGAAATGATGCTCTTAAAGGCATTGCCAAACGAATCTCCTATCGACTGTGCGATGCCGTTAAAAGCCTCTCTTATCTTATTGGCCTTTTGTAGTTGCTTTTCGGCGTTAAACATTGCTTCGCGAGTGGCTTCATTTGCCTCGGGATATTGCTGCGCAATTCTCAGTCGCAACACAGCGTCTTCATTGGGAGCTTGTGCCAATGCTAATTGTTGGCGAAGTCCTAAAAGCGCTTGTTGTTCCTTGATTGCGCGATTATTTTCTATGCGAAGTTGCAATTGCTTCCTCAAGTTATCAATGTCCGTCTGAATGACTTCTTGTTCGTCGGCTTTGAGCGAGCCGATTTTTTCTTGGATTAAAAAGTTAGCTTCTTGCTCAGGAGTAAGTGCATCATATCCATACGCCAAGTTGTCTAGTAAAGCAGTTTGCTTGTCAATTTCTATGTTTTCGTCGCGAAGAGCTTCGATAAAAGGAGTGCTGAGTTTCTTTTTGGCCCCTTTAACCGCAGCACTGCGGTCTTCTATTGCGATTGACAACGCATTGGCGCGCCTAATCTCCTCATCGGCAAGAGCTAAATTTTTGTCCGCTTGGCTCAGATTGTCTTTTTGAATTTTTTCGGAATTCAGTCGAAAACGCTCTTGAATTTTCAGCTTCTCGGTGTCCAGTGCCAGATCAGCCAACTTAATGTCATACGCAGTTTGTGACAACAAATTGTTTTGTAACTTTTTGTCAAGAATTTGCTTTTCTTTGGTATATTGTTGGTCGTAAAAGTCAAGCTTACTTTTGTCGTAAGTATCGAGTTTTTTTGCTTTAGAGTCTTTTGACTTTCCGAGCCTGTCAAGAGACATGCCCGCACCGGGGCCGCCAAAGGTGAGATTCGACGGGACAGCGGGAGCATTGGCCTTCCTCCATGCCGCCTCTCCGCCAAGTGCGGCAAAGGCCTGTTCGGCTTGATCAAGTTCTTGAAATGGACCACCTCCCCTCACATTGCCTTGTGGCCGCGTCTTCCCAGCCGTAGCCGCTCGCGCTCTGTCTAGCCGAGCCTTGGCCTCGCCAATTGTCGCCATGCCTATAGCTTGACGAATTTGACTAAATAGCCCTTGGAAAACTTTCCCCACTTCAATCCCAAACTTTGCAACAACACCCAGCAATTGTCCCAACACTTTGACGATTGGCCCAATAATGCTGGCCCAGTCCGAAATAAACTGTCGCAAATATGCTCTGTTTTCCGTGATAAATTTGGCAACTTCTTTAATTGCTCCAGTTAGTGCATCTTGTATTTCGGCTCCGATGGGGGCAAACAGGGCGCCGACCTCTCGGGACAATTCCTCCAGTGCAATCTGCAAACGCCTTCCAGCAAATTCAGGAGCAGTGGCAAGTTGCTTGCTAAATTCTGCATAGTCTGTGTAATTTTTTTCCGCAAAAGCAATAAACTCTTTAATGCCAATTTTGCCCTGCTCAAGACCTTCTTGAAGCTGCTCAAAACTAAGCTTGTTAGCTTGCGCAAATTTAACAACGGCGCCAGGGAAACGTTCTCCCAATTGCCCACGCAGTTCTTCTGCTTGCACTCCTCCCTTGCTCATAATTTGAACAACAGCTCTCATGGCCCCTTCAAGATCATCTGCGCTTCCACCTGTGGACATAATGGCCAGGGCCGTGCCCTCCATGATTTCTGCTGTGTCTTTTACGGACAAGTTGTATTGCTTAGTGTTCACTCGTAATTGAGTGAAGAGGCGCGTGGTTTGCTCTAAAGGCATCAACAAGCGCTGACTCATGCTTGCGACTGTAGATTGAGCTTCAGCAAAGTCTTTGGCATCAATAGAAGCCAAAGCCAAGCCTCTCTGCATTTGCATTAGAGCCGAAGCTTGTGTGGTCATGGCTGACACACTCGCCAAAACGCTATCAGTCACTTGTCCAATCGCTGCGCCAGTAAAAGCCCCCGGCACTCCCCCTAGCAGGCCACCAGCGACGCCTCCCAAGGCACTTCCAACGCCACCTCCCATGCCGCCGCCATAAAGGAATGCACCTCCAGCCGCGCCAAGGCGCTGCCCTTTGGTAATTGGCTTTCGATCTGCCTTTTCGGCAAGTCGCTCAGTTTTTTGTATTTCACGGTTAAGGGCTTTCCACTCTGTAGTATCCGGTGCAATCTCCCTGGCTCTGCTTTTGAGGATAACAAGTCTACTTTCAAGCGAGGCCAAACTTCCAGGAGAATAAGCTTCTAGGCTTTTTCTCATTTGAATCTCTTCTGCCAGCTTTCCTGCCCTTTGCAAGTCAAGGTTTACTTGCGCAATTCTTTGCTGCAGATTATTCCACTCAGGAGTATTTGGCTTAATTTCAGATGCTTCAATTTGCAGTGACTGCAATAACTTGCTAAGCGCCTGGTAGCTTCCTCCTTCAAATTGACCGGCAGCTCCGCGAAGTTGTAAAACTTCTGCTTGATTTTGAACGCGCTCTCTTCGCCCTATGGCAACACCAGCTTCACGCTGAGCAAGCTCAAATCCTGGTTGACCGGGGGCGATGGCCCTGGCCTTTCTTTGTCGCAATTCAACAACGCGATCAAGCTTGCGCAAGCTTGCGTTTACAAGAGCCACGGCGTTTCTCGTAGCCTCTTGCAAAGATGCAATTAGTCCATCATTAAAACCTTGGCCTGCCTGTTGACCAATGCGACGCATTTTTCGCGAAGGTGATCTAATTTCCAAAGATTGCTCAAGGGCTTGCAACAATTTGGCGCCCAAAGATGCTGCAATCCCTTGCAACTGTCCTTCACCTTTCAAAATGCCTTGAATTAATCCCGCCATGGCTTCTTCGCCCGCCAAGGCAAAGCCAGTCTTTAATTCTGCAACCAGTTCTTTTCTTGTTCGATCAGCAGCTCCTTTGACAATGCCAAGTTCTTTGGCCGCTCCAAAAATAGACTGCACTTGCGGAGCACTTGGCCCCCCGTCTTTCGGAGCAGTTGAAATGACACCACCCAGGGCCCTGGCCTTTCCTGCGGATCCACGTACTCCGCTTAATTTTCCGGCAAGTTTATCTACTTGGGCAATAGCACTTTTAATGCTCGTATCGTCAAGATCAATGCGATATTTGCGCTGCCCCAATTGACGGCCTAAAAGCCGCATCTCTTCATTAATAGAAGTTCTGTCAAATTTGATTCCAATGGTAAGGTCAAAACTTGACGCGGCTTGAACAAGGCTCGGCAGCGCAACAGTCTTAAAGTTTTGCAGATCAAAACTGACGCCTAATCTTAATTCAGGACTACCTGCCGCCATTTGATGATCATCACACCCTTAGTCATCATTATAGCCTTGGCTTTTTTCTTCATGATTGGATGTCGCTTTTAGATCATCTGCCAATACGGCCAAAAGCCTCCCGTCCAATTTGTGAGTTTTCATTAAACGGCGCAACACTTGCAAACTCTCACTTGTGATGCCATTGTCCTTCTTGATTTTTCTGGTGTCAAACGGAAGAAAGTCATCAACTGTTGCCTTTGTGTTTTTGCCGCCCAACGCCCCCATGACCACCATGCACAATTTCGCAGTAGATATGCTTTGTGCATTGTGCTCAGCCATGTCACGCTGTTCAAGCCATTTC